CTACTGATCTTTTTTTGAGTCTTGGATCATTCCGTGTTTGGCATCTGTCAGCATGTTTTCAAACATGTATCTTGCTACGTCTGTCCACTGCACTTGCTTGCCAATTTTTGAGCTTATTTCAATTGCTGCTCTTTCAAGCTTTATTTGTTGTGCTTCGTGCACTCTTAAAGTTTTGTATGACATGTCTACCTCTTTACATTTGTACTTGTATTTTAGTGTTTGTGAGTACCATTAGCCATGTGCACCTTGTACACATGTGTATAGTTTGCTATCTTGTGTCCAAATATAAATGTACACATGTATTATCGAGTTAGGTTCATGTACGATTTCCTAGGTTTAAGAATCCACTTCAAAGATGAGTTCATTACTCCTATTCAGGTTGGTGATGAGTGGGAGACTCATATCAATTTTGACGATCTTATTGACCGTGGTCTTCGTTTGGATTGCTCTGTTGATCTTGATGAGGATGGAAATACTTCCATTTCCTCTCTTCGTCACCCTTGGGAATCTGTCCCTTCTAGCTATACCAGTATTGCTATGAAAGTTTTTCAGGGTTCTGGTTTTCGTCCTAATGCTTGTGTTGAGTTGAAGTGTTCTCCAGCAAAGATTCTTCAAGGTCATAACGTTTATGGTAGTGACTCTCTTTTGACATGTGCTACTGCAATTCTTGATGCTTTCAAACGTGCTATGCCTCGTTTTTGTGAGATGCTTGATTTTCAGATGACTGATGTCTTTCGTTTTGACTCTACTATGTCTGTTCAAGTTGAATCTCGTGACCAGCTTCAAGCTGCTCTAGTTGCCTTATCAAAAGTATCTAACAAGTATCTTAGACCTAGTAGACAAGGCGAGTTCGAGTCTACTGTTTACTTCAATAAAGATAAGAACAACCCCAACTCTGGCCGTACTACCTCACTCATTATTTATTCAAAATTAGATGAAGTTAATTATCAATGTGAAGCTCTTAAGAAGCTTAAACGTAAGGAAAAAACTAATCGTTACGATCGCGTTATTGATGAATTATCTTCTGACTCTTTAAAGGGCTTCGCTGACAATCGTCTTCGTTTCGAGGCTCGTTTTATGTCTCGCTGGTTTGAGAAAAACAACATACCTCAAAATCTTTTTGAGTTGATCGAGTATGTACGTCTTTTCGAATCCGCTTCTGATTCTAGTTTCTGTCTTTGGGCTTGGCGTGATGCTATGAAGTATCTGCTAGACGCTATTGAGGGGAGCACTCTTTCGGTTGTTAATGACCATAAAGTTATGTCTTTGCTTCATGACCTATACGATACCGTAGACTCGAAGGGAAACACTCGTAAATCAAAAGCCCTTCGTCTATTTCAAGTATATGACCGTTTGAAGCATTCGACCTATGAACAGGTTAAAAACACTATGTCTAAATCTAGCTTCTACCGTTCCATTTCTGATTTGATGGCAGTTGGGCTTTCAAAGGAACAGCTTCAAAACCTTCATGATGATGAACATATTCCTCTTGGTCAGGTTCTTACTTTTGATTTCGATAATCAACGTCCGGCCAATTACAAAGAACCTGTATTTCAGGGTATCAATTCTGGTGCTGATCTTTTGGCTCATCTATCAGGTTCTCCTCGTAACGTTCAAGTAACTGAACTAGATAAAATTTACGATTCTTTATCTGATATTGGTATGCCAGCTCTTTATGCTCGTGCGCTCCAAGCAGGTAGAGAAGTTCGAATAAACCAAGATAAATCTGTCTCTCTAGTCCTTTGGGATGACGGTACTTCTAATCTTGTTTTCCATAAACCCGGCAATAAAGCAGATGTTTTATCAATGCCTTTTAATCAATCAACGTCTAATCCATCTAGTGAGAGTATGAGCTTTCAGCAATGGTCAGGCGGTAATCACTAGGGTGACTTTATGAACAAAATGCCTTTAACAATTTTTAACTCTAATTTCGGAACAATGGAAGATGAGAACGGTGGTTCACCTATGCAATGGGCGAACTGTCAGACTATTGGTGACTTCCAAGAGAACGGCGACAAAGTAGGTTGTCAAATCGGTAAAATTTCCGTGGTTACAGATAACAACTTTGCTCTATCTAAGCGCCTTAATATGGAGCTTAAATCTAAGAAAGCGCCTTTGGAGGTTCTAGCTGTTTTAGGTATGGGGGTTTCCAATGGCAAATCAACATTCATTTTAAAGGATTTTGAAGTTCCAAAAGCTTCTTAATTCAAACAGTTTTATTGGTTCAATTATTCGACGATGAAGAACTAATAAAGGTATCACTATTAGTAGGTATCAACCATTCGATAATTGAACCACCATATTTAGGAGTTAATTAGATGATTTGTGCAAAACCTCTAGATGGCTATCTTCAAATTGTTCAGTTAGCTCCTAATGAAAGTTGCCAATACATAACCTTAATTGAGCAAACCGATTTAATAGAAACGGTTTCTTATTTAGATGAGGCGAGTGCATTTGAAATTATTGGTGCGGCTGCTTCGTTATATGCATTGGCATATGTAATTAAGATGGTATTAATTCAACTCGGTTTTAGAGGTTAATATGAAAACTAAACTTTTGACTCTTGGTACTGTTATCGGTGCCTCTCTTGTTTCTTCTGCTGCAATGGCTGATGTAGATGTTACTGCTGCTACTGGTGTAATTACTACGCAGGGTTCTGCTGCTATTGGTTCAGTTGGTCAAGCTCTTATTGGTCTAGCTGCTTTAGCGGTTGTTTATAAATGGGCTAAGGCTGCTTTCTTCGGTTAATAGCTCTTACTCTAATAAAAGGGGGGCTATTGCTCCCTTTTTTTGATCTCACCTTGGGGGATTTATGCCAGTACCATTTTATATAAGCCCATCAGATATTATGTGGGGCTTTATTATCTTCCTAATTGTTGATTGTATTAGGAGGCTAATGTGAATATTAAATACCTTTTATCTTCACTGGTTATTTTGCTGAGTGTTTCGTTTAGTGCTAGTGCTTATGTCATTGTTGACCGTGCGAGCACTAAGGACCCTTATTTCTTTACTGGTATTCAGGGGCTTGGTGCCAACAGTACAGCTGAGCTTAAACAAAACATTCTCGATATGGGTTGTTTTTCAACTAAGCATGCTAATGGTCCCGTTGATGCTTTCTCTTTTTCCGGTGACCGTATGAATTATCGTTATTGTAATACTGGTGCTCAGAGTAACGCTACTTTGTACTTTAAGGTGATTAGTTGTGGTGTGGGCGAGGAGTGGAATCCTGATACTGGCAAGTGTGAGGAGCCGCCTTCTCCGCCTTTCTGTAGTCGTCCTGACACGATAAGTCAGATGAACCAATTTGAGTCTTCTTGCCTTGCTGATGGTGGTTCTCCAACAATTATTTGTAACGACCAAGTTAGCCCTCCAGACCTTCGCATGTCTTGTGATGTTCCACCGCCAAAACCTGATCCAGATGAATGTACACCTGATTCTCCTGATTATCCTAATTGTTGTGATGAGTCTAATAACTGGTGTGATAATCCTCCACCTGAGTCATGTACGATTTTTTCTCCTAACTGGCCTGCTTGTTCTGGTGATACCGATATTGACCCACCTACAGGTGGTGACTTAGGCGACCCTGATAAACCAAACGGTGGCGGCACTGGCAATCCGGACCCTGATAAACCAGAACCGGATGTAGAAGAAAATAGCGATACTACAAAGGCTATTGAGTCTATGAATAAGGACTTAAACAAACAGCTTACTGGTATCAATAATGACTTGAATAAAAACCACGCTGAGAATATTTCACACCTCGATGCGTTAAAGGATTCTATAGATTTAAACACCGATACCATTGTTGATAGCTCTAACCATCTTAAAAACGCCATTGAGAGCCAAACAGGTACACTTTCAGAGATTGGTAATACCAACAACAAACTACTTTCTTCACTTAATCATCTTTTGAATGATGGTATTGGTGAATTAAGCGGTGATTTGAAGGGCATTGAAGGTGCAATTAATTCCGGATTGGATGATTTGGAAAGTGGTATTAATGGCTCTATTAATGCAGGTGATTGTCAATCTTTTTCATGTGAAGGAAATGCTGCCACTTGCTATTTAGCCAAACAGGCTTGGTATGAAAGTTGTCAGTCAAAAGACTTGAGTGAAATTACTGAAGCTGGAGCAGGTTTATTAGAGGGAATAGGTGATTACAACGACCAATTTACTGATGAACATGGTGCTTATAAAAATATTTATGAGAATGCTGAGGGTTCTGTAGGTGATTTATTACAAGCTTATGATGAATCTAATGGTGTTAATTTCGACGGTGAGTGTCCAGCTCCAAAACATTACGATGGTGGCTTATTTAAATTCACCATTGATTTAGCTCCTTTCTGTGAAATGGCTTATATCATCCGTGCTTGTATTATGGCGGCTGCTGCGTTTGGTAGCTTCATGATGATATCTAAATTTATATAGGTGATTATTATGTTTCAGTTCTTCGCAACAATACTTAGTTTTTTATTTGGTTGGCTTCGTCTTGCTTTGCCGTTCCTAGCTGGTTATTTAGGTTCTGTAGGCTCTCAATTTCTCGTTTCTTTAGGGGTAGGGGTTACGGTATTTTCTGGCTTTAATATCGCAACGTCTTATTTGATTGGCTTAATCACTTCCAGTTTTGACACCTTACCGACTTACGTCCTCCAGTTCTTGGGTCTTATCTGGGCAGATAAAGCAATGAACTTGATGCTTAGCACTGGTTTTTTCTTGCTGACTATTAAAGGTCTTCGCGCTGGTTCTATTGCTCGTCAAGGATGGTGGAAACCAGGTCAAGATAAGGGGAGCATTCCACTATGATTTACTTGAGAACTGGCTTACCGGGCGCGTCAAAAACGCTTAATAGTTTACGAGAATTAGTGATTAGTCATGATGACACTCGTCCTTATTTCTACACTAACATCCGTTTGCTTATGTTGGACATGGCTGTTGCACAGTCTTTTTCTGGCTGGTTTTACGGCTGGTTCTTTCCACGTTTAAAGGATAGGGCGCAACGCAGAAAGTTAGAGAAAATCATGCGTCCTATTCATGATGATGGGGAGTTTATCTCCCTGTCTGACGTTCCTTGGTTAGAAACACAATACGAAACACATGATCATTTCGACACTTGGCTTTATTGGGTACGTCGAGTTTACCCTAAGAAGAAATTGGTTAAGCTAGAGAACGTACTCGATGCAGCTGGCGATACAGTCGTTGATAAGTTCGATATGGTGAAGCCTTTGAATCTTCACTTTACGCATTTTGAAGATCCTCGTTCTTGGATGGATTTACCAAAGCGTTCAGTTTTACTCATCGATGAGNNCCCACTCATCGATGACTGTCAGCAATACTTTCCTCCACGCCCAACCGGTTCGAAAGTTCCGGCGGCGATTGCGGCATTAGAGACACACCGTCACGGTGGTTATGATATTCACTTTGTTACGCAAGATAGAACGCTATGTGATGCGAACTTGCGTAAACTTGTTGGTCGTCATATTCATTTCTTCAACCCGTTTGGTGGTGAGCGTGTAACCCGAAAGGAAGCGCCTAAGACATTCAATCCAGATGATTATCACGAATCTAAAATCGCTACTAAAAAGCTTGTTAAGCGTGACAAGAATTTCTATGGCGTTTATTGGTCGGCTGAGATTCACACTCATAAACCTAAAATTCCGTTTATGGCGTTCGCTGGCCTGATAGCTTTAGGCGTTTTTTGTTGGTCTGCTTATAACATCTACGATAAGTTTTTAGGCGGTGGTGAGCCTGAGCCAGTTAAACAAGTTCAGCCTTCAACGTCTCCATCTCCAGATTCAAACAAGGCAGATTCACTTGATAAACAGCTTGATACTTACGTAGCTGAGTTAATCAAAGGGGTTTATATCTCTGGTTCTATGACGCACTACGATAATGATTCAGTAGATATTGATTATGTTTTCTATCGTGAATCTGATGGTGCAGCCTTTGAACCTGATTCGATAGGTTTGGTAGTTGAGCCCATTGATAGGTGTTTCGCTAATTTCAAAATCGGTTCTGTTGTTCGGCCAATTACGTGCAATCCGTTTTATGTTCGTGAGGTTGTGGAAGAACGTGAAGAAGATGAAACGATGGACATGGCCAAGAACTCGGATAAACACAAACCTAATATTAGCTTATTTTAATAAATATCAATCAACTCGATGATCAGCTTTTCCCGCAATCATTCAATAGAGGTAATAAAATGGAATCTTTAACACTGACAACTCAAGACATCGATTTAATTCTGGAAGGCACATTTCTGTATTCATTTGCGGGCGTTCTCGCAGCTTTGTTCTTTTACGACTTGCTCAATGCTTTTTTTCTTAGTCTAGGCAAAAGTGCATGGAGGGCATTTAAGAAATGA